AAGCTGGTCACGAAGATGAACATCCGCTGGCGGCTGGGGTATTCTCCCGAGCCGGGAGACCAGGCGGAACAGATGATGGTCCTGCGGCACAACATGACGCGCTACGGGCTTCACGAACAGAGCTATGATTGGTACTGCTTCAACCAGCCCGACATCATCTTGAAGATGGCCACCTTCTGGCTGATCCGTTACTCCCAGACCTGGAAGCGGATCAAGTTCCGCACGTTCCTGAACAAGCTGAATTTGGAGACCTTCGACTGCATCACCTTCAATGTCCCCGGGCAGCTTGTCTCCGGGGAAGTGAACCTGATGATCGAGAAGGCCAGCTACAACTCGGCCGAGAACTGCATTGATTTCGAGTGCGAAGCACCGGTGAAAGCCGGGACGATGGTGCAATATCCCTTCTATTGGCCGTCGTCGCTGTCGGTGGACCAGACCTGGCCGCCTCCGGACGAGATTGCCATCGGCGATGCCGGCGGCGGCGTCACGGGCGTCGGCGGCGAGCTTCCGATCGGCTTTACGGACACGATCGGCACGGGTGGAACGGTGTGGGTAGGAGGCCCGAACGTCATTTACACCGGCAACGCCGGCTGGGGCGATCCGACGCCCACGGATGTCGGCTTTCAGGCCCAACCGGTCACCGACCCGTCCTATTATGGACAAGTCGGTGCGCGGAGCGGTCAGCCCGAATTGGACCTTGCCCCTTACTATATCAGCGACCTGGTGGTCCCATCGGTCCCGGGCATGCCTGTGGAAACGGTGATTGACCTTTCCACGACCAAGGTCATGGATTCCAAGAGTGCCGACCCGACGCAGGTCGGCTACCTGCGGAACGTCTTCCAGGTCGTTCAGGATCATGGCGTCGTGGTGGACATCCAGGCTCGGGTCGTGTCGCCGGAGAGTGATGATCCTGGTGCATTGGACGACGTGCTTGCGGTCAAACAAGGGCAACTGATGCTTCAGCCTGATACCCAGGTCATTGCGGATGGCGCGGAAGACGGTGCGCCGTTTGACTTCAAGTATGACCCGGTAGGCGGGAAGGTTGGTGCAGGGACGGCATTTTTGCAAGATAGTAGTTCTGGCAGTTCCGGTAGTTCTGGTGGCTCGTAAGGAGGGGCCAACAATAATGGCATCGAACTGGATTCAGGGTGCGATCAAGCACCCAGGGGCCTTGAAAGCGAAGGCCAAGGCCGCCGGGCAAAGCCTCTCGCAGTTCATGCGGGAGAAGCACAAGGACCCGACGACCAATCGAGAGGTCGCTCTGGCGGAACGCCTCAAAGATATGGCGCACGCCCGCCGCAAGGGCAAGAAGTAGGCCGCGCCAGTGTTGGCCGGCATCCGTTTTCGTGTCACTATTTACGAAAGGTACAGTACGATGCAAGTTATCGGCGCTCCCAAAGACAATGGCACTCTTGACAACATCCTCGTCCAGGCCCAGGGCGACACCGGCGACCACGTGGACCGCTCTCCCGCCCTGGACAAGGCGCTCGCGGATTCCAACGCGGTCAAGGCCCCCGAGGTCAACAAGGCCGCCAAGTACGACGGCGAGTGGAAGAACCTGTAATCATGCAAGACATCTGCCACAACCCGAAACCAACCCACGACGACATGGGGCTGATCCCGGCGCAGGGCCGCAACATGGAGGCCGTCCAGCAGGACGTGGCCGATGTGCGCGCCGCCCAACGTGCGCAGCGGATGGGTCCGTCCCAAGGCCCGCAGTGGGTCTACGACGGTGACGACACCGAGGAGGAGTAGGCCGTGCAGGCGATCAATCCTCCCAAGCCAACCCACCCCGACATGGTGCTTGTGCCATCTCAGGGGCGCGACGGGGCGACGGTCCAGCAGGACATCGCCCAGGCCCGAGCTGCGGCCGAGGCCATTCGCAACGAGCGCGTGGCAGCCCTAGGGCCTGACCCCGACTGCCCGGTTCCGATCCCGTAACTCGGAGACGTTGTGAGAAGCGAGAAAGGGCATCCAGGCACAAGAAGCCTGGATGCCCTTTTTGTCTTTGCAGGGGAATGCCGACGAGAGCATGACCATGACCCTGACCCTGACCAAAGCAGTCCGCAACGAATTGCGGCACTTTGGCGTCCACGTCGTCCGCAGCAAGCTGGTGGACTTCGCCGAGTGCCGGGTCTTCAAGTTGATGACTTCGCAGGCGGATAAGGCGGGAATGTCCGTCCACCGGTTCTACCTGTAACAATTGGGCTGCGCACCGGGCACTGCCGGCAATCGGCCAGCGTCAAGGTGTGGCGGCCAGACTTGCCCGAGGGTGGCCAGCAGCACATGCCGTCAATTTCCAGCAGTCCGTTATCTTGGTGCATTTCGACTTTGAGCATCCGGCGGGTGCAGGACGGCCATGCCGGCTTCAGGACATGTGGGTCCGCGGTGGCCTCAAAACCTTTAGGCACCGGTGGTGCTTGTCCGCCGGCATATTCGATCGAGCCGTCTGGCCGCACCGTGGGCCAACCGTATTGAAGCACCACTTGTTCGTTCCGACCTGGGATGGCGTGAGCCAACGCCGCGTACTGTAGGTGCTGCGGGCCGCCGGTGTAGACCACGTACACGACTTCGGCAGCCGCAGGTCTTCGGCCGACTTCAGGGCAATTCTCGCAAGGCATGGTTCAACTCCGGTGCGGACAGGTCTTGCAGGTGGTGTAGGGAACCTGTTGGCCAAACATGGGCGCCTGGGGCTGGTTGCAACGCATGTGCAGGCCGATGCAGCCGCAGGCGGCCGTGCGAAAGGCGGTGGCCATCCGCAGGCGGCAGGGGAGCCAGAGTGGCAGCAGCCGCCAGGGGTTTTGTGGGTCGCGGACGTAGCCATTGACGTTTCGCGGGGGCTCCCACTCACCTTCCCCTTTCTCGTAGACGATGCTGCCATCTTCTTCGAAGCGGGCCTTCCGGTCGCGCCCCTCGTCGTAGGGCGGCAAAGTCAGTTCGATGGCCTGGAGGTCCGGCCGCGGTTGGCCCGGGGTGTAGGCGGCCGGTTCGGGGACAGGCGGGGGCATCGGGGGTGGGGGCGATCCTGTTTCCTGCCGCAGGGGGCAGGTGTGGCAGTGGCCCGGGTGGAGCGCCAGCAGCCGCAGTCGATAGGGGTACTGCGGATGCCGGCAATAGTGCTGAGTGCTACCGTCAGGAAACAGCCGCGGATCGCGCATGACGCAAAGGGGCAGTGACATGGTTTCCTCTAGCAGGTGCAGGAACCGATCCAGCTATCGCGCGTATGTCCGGTCACCATTGCCGTCCATGTCTCCAGGGCGAGCAGACGGTAGGGGGCAAGCGGCGCGTGGGTACAGGAGTCATATTCATTCGCGTTGTAGGAGGCGAGCACCCGCTGGGCGACACCCCCGTCGGTGCCCGACCACACGACGTTGATACTGTACCGAAAGGGACCAACGCAGCCCTGACAAAAGGGGATGCAATTGCCCTCAGCATCCGTCGTTTGGATGGTCCCGGAGGCGCAATCGCAGAGCACGATGACCCAGTGGCCGGAAGGGGAAGGCGGAATGCCGCCACCGCCACCGCCGCCACCGCCCCCACCGCAGCCGCACCAACCCTTGTTGATCGCCGCCATGATGTCGTCCAGGGTCTTTTGCAGCCAAAGCTGCGGCGTGTCCTCGGGGGCGGCGAACGCATTGTCCTTGCAGACGGCTTTGAGCACATTTTGGGCTTTGGAAATGTCCGTCTTCGTCCAGATGTGGCCGGGGTCAACCGGAGTCAGCTTGGCCGGTGCCGAGCATCCGTTTGGCGGATTCTGCGCAAGACTGTTGATTCGTTGCAGGAGGTCATTCCAGTTGTTGCGTGTCTCTACCGAGCCCATCATGCACCTCTCAATATAGTTGCAGCAGCGCGCGGTACACTTCCGCTTCGGCCAGGGCGTCGCTCAGGGCATCGTGGGCGTTGGCGTTGACGATGTTGAACTTGTTGCAGAGCGACGCCAAACCAACTCGGTTGAAGGGGATCGCTTCGCCGCGGAAGGCGGCCTTGTCGTTGATGGCAATGGCCAGGAGCATCCCATCGCGGGCGTGGCCGTACCAGATTTCGTCAAAGAGCGTGATGCCCAGCCATTCCTTGAGCCAACTCGACTCGAACGCCCAATTGTGCGCCATCGGCACCAGCGACTTCTTGAAGGGCAAGTCCAGCCGTTCGAACCACTCCACGAACAGGTCTTTTACCTTGTCCTGGCTCGGGGCGTGGAGCAGCAGTTGCTCCATTGGAATGTTGTGCTTGAATTGGGCCTGCCGCTCGGCCCGCTCGGGGAAGTCCGGCTTGATCTCGGTGTAGAAGGGCATGAGCCCCCGGGCCGGCTTCAAGTCGGATCCCAGCGGTACGCAGGCGATCTGGATGATCTCCTGATAGCCGGGCCGTCGCCCGGTCGTCTCCAAATCCACGGAGACCATCAGGTTGCCATTTAAGTGCAAGAGGCCGGGATAAGTTTGCATGGTGCACTCGGTCGGTTTGCCTCCGGCCCTGCGGCGTCGCAGGGCTGGAGCGGGTTGAATGGTCACTTGGACTTCGGCTTACGGGACTTTGGCGTCCTGCGGGGCGTCTTCGCCGGCTTGGCGGCTGGCCGATAGGCCGGCATGTCGTTCAAGACGGCGGGCAGCGTGCCGCGCTCGATCATTTCCTCGTAGTGGATCAGGGCCATCGCGTTGAACATGATCGCGGCCAGGTGGTCCTCGTCGCGCTTGCCCTGCTGGAACTTCATCAGGTGCCGCTTCAGGGAGGCCACGCAGCGTGAGAACGGCATCCCGTTTTCCCAGTTGCGCTCGGCGTACTTGGCGGCCCCCATGCGGAGCCAGTGGCCCTGGCGCTCTTCGGCGAAAGGCGAGATCAGATCGGGCCGCGGCTTGTCGTCCGCGGTGTCGCGGATCGCCATTCCCTTACCAAAGGATTGCCGTTTGCCGCTGTCCGTCATGCCGTACTTACTCATGGTTTTCTTCTCCGGGTGCAACTTCGAGGTAATCGCCGCCATACTGATCGGCAAAGTCCTGATGGTCTTCGGGGGACGACTCCACTTCGACTTCAGCGACCGGTCGCGCTTGCAAGATGGATCGGGTAACGTGGCCCGTGGTTTGATGGACTTGGATTAGCATGGTCCGGCCTCCGGCGGTGCCTTCAGCACTAGGTCCTGCACGTAGCGGTCTCCGGCGTGGCCCCTAACGATGCGGTGTCGATTGGGCATGTCGCGGCTGACTTTGATCTTGGACCAGAGGTGTTTTTCTCCCGCGTCCAGCCACTTTTGGAAACCGTCGAAAAACTCGCCGAAGCGGAGCTGGGCGTCTTTCTTCACTTGGCAGCATTCCTCAAGGAAGCGTTGCAGTGCCGTCTTGTTCAGGTCCGTGGTGTGCGCCTTGCTCGGTGTGGCCACCATCGGCAACCGCAGTCGTCCCGTGGACGGCGGAAGCTCCATGTTCAACAGCGTGTACAGAATGTGTGGAGCTTCCTCTGTCAGCTTCACGAGCATCTCCGGCTTGGCAACTTCCTGTTCCTTGAGCAGGTCCCCGACTTCAATTACCGTGATGCGGGTGTCGCCCGAGGCGACGGGGCACGCCGCCTGCTTGTTGGAGGTCTGAATCCAGTGCGTGGTGTTCGGGACCATGTAGACATCCCGCCGCATCTGGCGAATGGCGATCATCCGCGCCGTCACAAGCTCCTTGATGCGGGCGTATGCGCCCGGCGTGAGGGCGATGTCTTTCTCTTCCACCGCGCAGATGATTGCGCCGGCCAGTTCGCCGTTGAATTCGTTGTTGCTGGTAAGGGCCTTGTCGGCCTTGACGACGCCCTTGGTCACCAGCAGCGCCAGCGCCTCGTGGAGGATGCTCTTGCCGGAATTCTCGTTGCCCCAGAGGAACAAATAGGGCAGGGGCTCGAAGGGCTCGCGGAAGGCGCAGGCCACCCAGGCCCGCAAGTAATCGCCCCCGGTCGTGATGTTGGCCCGCTGCGCCCACGGCAGGTCGCGCAACGCGGGCGTCAGTTCGACGCCGATGTGGTCGAAGATTTTGTCCCAATGCGGGTGGTGCGGCGTCTCGTCCGGCTCCAGGGCCGCCGGCGGGCAACTGAATTGGGCGGCATCCTGGTTCCATTGCCGGCCGCCGGGGTACTCTTCCCGGAAGGGGAGGCTCACCAACCGCCATCCTTTGCCGATTGCGCCGCCCATGACCCGCTCCGCTTCGTCTTTCGCGTTGCCGAGGTTTTGCAACAACATCTTGACGTTGGCGCCGGGGTGTCCGACCCATTCACCGCCCTCGTGGACTACCCAGCCGACAAACTGTTTTGCCGGGGTCTTGATCGCCCGGATCAGGTTGTCGTACTCGGTCATGCCGAGGTCGTCGTCTTTCTTGTCGTTGATGATGGTCTCGAAGATGCGGACCCACTTCGTCTTCTTGGCCAGCCAGCCGTCCGGCTCCGTTAGCTCGGCGTCCCCTTTCTTACGCTCGATTTCCATGACCAGGCGGCCGTCCTTGTGGGCCTTGAGCGTGGTCTTGCGGTCGGCGAACATAGCGTCCACGGTGACGTCATCCTGGCCCAATATCTTGGCCACTTGGACGGCTTCGTCCGGAGTCCTGAAGGTGTAGCCTCCCTTTTCCGGGTCTTCCATGCCGCCGTGCAACTTGGCGGCGGTCGTCAGGTCAGGAAGGCGGTTGAAGTAACAGGTGGTCCACCCCTGCCCGTCCTGGCTCCAGGTGTTGGCTTCCGCGACGCCGGGCGAGAAGCGATAGACCCGCCAGCCACCATCCATCAAGGGAAAGAGAAAGCAGTTGGGGTTGCCGGGGTTCCGGCCGGCGGAAGTGGTCTCGAAGACGCCGATCAGCCCAAGCTCCTTCCCCTCACCTTCCATCAACGCCTTCAAGGCGCAGGTGTGCGTCTGGAGCAGATGGTGGTCGGTAACCCAAAGGGTTGTGTAACCCGAGCGCTGGAGAGCGTCGATCTGCGCCTTGTGCGAGTTGTCCAGGGGTATGATCTTGCGGCTAGACGCCAGGGCCTCAAAAGGATCGAGGTCGTCTTCCGCCACCTCGTTGACGCGGATCTTGGATCGCTTCCTCGTCACGACCTCGATGTGATCGCGCCAGTTGGCCGGCAAGTCGGCTGCCGACAGCACTTTGGTGGCGGCCTTGATTCGGGAGAGACCTTGGTTCTCGGGCGTCATTTTTCGGTGCCAGACCCACATCACCCCGCCGCAACAGTCGATCTGACTCGCAAAATCAAAGCCCGTGTCGCTCGACATCATTCCCAGCACGCAGCGGGCCAGCGCAGCGTGGACCGTGTGGTTCTCACAGGGGATGCCGGCTTCATCGAAGTAGACGTAGAGGTGAATGCCGCCCCCGCCCGTGCTCTTGCGCACTTCGACGTACTCGGGCAGCATGGCCGCCTGTTTGACCTTTTCCAATTCTTCATCGGTGACACCGACGCCCTTGGCGTGATTGGTCAAGGCGTCGAAATCGAAGGCGACCCAGCGGGAACAGCGGGCCTGCCAGTCCCAACCCGTCATGCCAATCCCTTCGGCGTGCTCGGTGAACGAGAAGGAGAGGTTGTAGTCATTCCATGACGGCTCCGAGTTCGCGTTTCTCGGGACGCGGATGTTCCACCAGGTATCGGTCCCGTTGGACCAAGTGGACCGCTTGCCGGCGACGGGTTCCCCATCCCCGGCCGCCACGTTGACCTGCGTTTCCAGCCCGACGTGCCACCGGTCAACCAGGTCTTGATTGGCCGGCGTCTTGCGGGCTTGCAGGAAGGCGTGCAGGGCTTCGCTGACTTGGCGCATCACGATCTCCACTTGACGTGTTTACACGCACCGCGACTCGTCGTGCTGATTTGGACACCCTAACCAATGACCAGAATCAGGAAAATTTCCGTGCCCCGGTGGAAATTCGTTGTTTTTGGTCATTGGTTAGGGTGTCAGTAAACGCGAGACAATGAAAATGGACGAATGCCGCTTCCTACCGCTGGATCAGCTTGTAGACCCGCCCGTGGTTCTCCGTCTGGTGAACCGCGGGAGCGTGGCCTACCTGGAACTGCGGGACTCGCTGGCCCATTACGGCCCGCTGAATTCCGTCTGCGTCCGCCCGTCGCTCCGCTGTCCTGGCAAGTACGACGTGGCGGACGGGCTGTACCGCGTCACGGCGGCCCGCGAGATCGCCTTGCCCGGTTTTCCCTGCATCATCAAGGATTTGACCGACGACGAACTGTTGGCGATCCAGGTTCAGGCGAACGCCTTGCGTCCCGAGACCACGCCGCTGGAGTACGCCCGGCAGATCAAGCGGATCATGGAGGCCCGCCCGCAGGCCACCCTGGCGGAGATCAGCAGCCGCGTTTTGCACAAGAGCCCAACGTGGGTGAGCGAAACGTTGGGCCTGCTGAGGTTGCGGAGAGATTACGCTCTTGCCGTGGACCGTGGCGAGATGCCGCTGGGCTGTGCCTATGAGTTAGCCCGCGTCCTCCCCACTTTCCAGCCACAGTTCTTTGATGCCGCTCGGACGATGCCCGTGCCCGAGTTTCGGGCGTTGGTCCAGGCGTTCCTAAAGCAATTCCAGGAGGCCGTGCGGCAAGGAAAGTTGGATGCCTTCTTCACGGAAGACTTCAGGCCCCAGGCGTACATGCGGCCCTTGAAGGAAGTGGAGCCGGAATATGAGAAGCCGGCGATCTCGGCCCTCGTGCTGACAGCGGAAAACTGCAAGACCCCGCTGGACGCCTGGCGGGCGGCGTTGGCGTGGGTGATCCACCTGGATCGCGCAAGCATCGAGGCGCAGCGCCAAGCCGTGCTGCGGCGCGGCCGTAAACGCGCCAAGGAGGTGTCCGACAAGCAACCCTAGTCCTTTTGTCTTCCTTTTGTCATGCACCCATCTTGAGGCACTATCCATGTCCGACAACACGAACCTGGTCCCCGTGAACCTCGACCAACTCCCCTCCACCCAGATTGGCAGCGACGATCAGTTCGCCGAACTTGCCAAGAGCACCGACTACATCGGACGGCTGCAACTCTTTACCAAGGGCAAGGCGGTCAACAAGAAGCTGGTCGGCCCCGGCAACTATGGCATTCCCAGCGGCGAGGAAGTGGACGACCTGGGCGACACCATCGACATCATCCCGTTGGCCCGCCGGCCGAAGGCCATCGACATGACCGACGATGAGGCGATCATCGTCAACTACGATCCCGAAGCTGCGGAGTTCAAGCGGATCGCGGCGAAGTCGCTGGAAAAGGAAAGCCACTGCATGTACGGCCCGTCGTTCCTCGTCTTCGAGCGCTCGCGCGGCCTGTTCCTGGAGTTTTTCTGCGGCAGCAAGTCGAGCCGCAGCGAGGCCAAGAAGGTCTATCCGTACTTGCCGCTGTCGCAGGCCGACATCGACGCCAAGGCGGCGAAGGGTGAAGAGGTGGGCGATTTGCAGCCGCACGGCCCACTGCCGCTGACCTTGAAGAGCCGGCTGGTGGAGAAGGGCACCTACTCGTGGCACGTCCCCGTGGTGGTGAAATGCGCGACGCCCTTCGACAAATTGCCGCCGATGGCACGGATCGTAAGGGAAATCAACGCCTTCTTGATCGTCAAGGACAACGGCGTGGAGCGCGCCGCCCCCGTGCAATCGGGCCGCGCCCGCTAGTCGTCATTTGCTCCCCCTTGGACATGCCGCAAGGCCCCGGCGGGGTTATCAACAGACCCGCTCGACGGCTCCCTCCGCGGAGGTGACGTGCGTCATAGGCGGGTTTCACCAGCCTGCGCGAGCAGTGGGTTCTCTTGCTGCTCGCGCAGGCATCTCTCCTGGGTCTGCAATGAATCCTGAAGTCCTGCTTATCACGACACCGGCCGTTGACTTTCGCGCCTTTCTCGGCGCGTGTCTGCAAGTGTTGGGCTACTCCCCGGTGCGGGCGGCCGACGCCTCGCCGCGCGATTTGTCGGCCGCCGAAAAGTTTCTGAGTTGCCTCGCCGCGCTGCGGGACCAAAAGGCCCCCGCCGGTCTTGCCGCGAACCTTCTGTCGCACGTCTCGTTCAGCCTGCTGCTGATCGCGGATGAACGCGACCTGCTCGACATCTTGGAGCGCTGCGCCGCGATGCCTTTTGTCACGGCCGAGACGACGGTTCGCGGCGTGACGGCGGCGGTGATTACCGGAACCCTGGCCCAGTGGCGCGACGCCGTGGCGGCTGGGTCCGTGCGCGAAGCCGAGCCGTCTGTCCGCACCGGCTTTAACAAGGTCTATGGCCTTTTCTGCGGCGAGGGCCTGAACGTGTGGGGCGACTACCGCACTCGCGAGGCACCCGATCGCACTCTCCTCTTGGAATACAAGCCACAACGATGAAGCCTTATTACGAGAAAGACAACATAGCCCTCTACTGCGGCGATAACCGCGAGGTGTTGCCGGCGCTGCCCGAGAACAGCGTGGACTGCGTGTGTAGCGATCCACCTTACGGGCTCGCTTTCATGGGACGCGAGTGGGACCACGGTGTCCCGGGCGTTCCCTATTGGCAAGCCATCCAGCGAGTCTGCAAGCCGGGCGCGCTGATGCTGGCCTTCGGTGGCACGCGGACGTACCACCGGCTGGTCTGCGCGATCGAAGACGCCGGGTGGGAGATTCGTGATTGCCTGATGTGGCTCTACGGGCAGGGATTCCCCAAGGCCCCGGACATCGGCCTGCTGATCGACAAGGCCAAGGGAGCCGAGCGGGAGGTGATCGGCACCAAGGTCGGTCAGCCCGGCTATTCGCTGGCCGACAATGGCCGGACGAATGAGGTTTATGGCGATCTCCATAATCCCTTGGCCGAGTGCGCCATCACGGCCCCAGCTACGGACCTAGCGAAGGCGTGGACCGGTTGGGCCAACTCGCTCAAGCCCGCCTGGGAGCCGGTCACGCTGGCGATGAAGCCGCTCTGCGGAACGCTGGCCCACAACGCTGAAATGTGGGGCGTGGCCGGGCTGAACATCAACGGCAGCAGGATCGGCAGCGACAGCACGATCCGCACCCGCAACCCCCAGTCGGAATCGGACGGCGGCCGGGTCGGCGTCAACCAGAGTCGGGTGGGTGGCTCGGAGTGCCGGCGATGGCCGGCCAACCTGCTCTTGGATGAAGAAGCGGCGGCCCTACTGGACGAGCAAACCGGCACGCTCAAGAGCGGCATGATGAAGGCCGGGCAAAAGCGCAATCGCAGCCGTGGCCGCGGTGGCTATCACGATGGCTTTCCCGACAACGCCTCCCCGAGCGGCACCTATGGGGACAGCGGCGGCGCGAGCCGGTTCTTCTACGTCGCCAAGGCCAACCGGAAGGAACGTAATCCGGCCCAAGGACCGAAGAACGACCATCCAACCGTTAAGCCCATCAAGCTGATGGAATACCTCTTGACTCTCTTGTCCACGCCTATGGGCGGCCTGGTCCTGGACCCGTTTGCCGGCAGCGGCTCGACGCTGCTGGCGGCCAAGCGGCTCGGTCGCCCGTGCATCGGCATCGAGTTGGAACCCCACAACTGCGAAATCGCAGTTTCCCGCCTGAATTTACTCTAATTCTCTCGCCCGTTGCTGATTTATAGGTGTCACCGATTTTGAGCCACTTATGAATATCACCGAACAAGAGATGCGTGTAAACGAACACAAGCGGCTCGCGACCGGCCTGCGGTCGATGGCCGCGGCGACCTTCGAGGAAGCCGCTCGGCTGGCTGTGGTGCCTCGCAACGTCAAGGCCGCCAAGCAAGGCGTCTGGGAAGCGGCCGTGATGCGCAACATCGCCAGCCTCATCGAAGAAGGGAAGATTTGATGTCGGTCGTCCAAACCAAACTGCGTACTACGACTTCCTCCGGCACGCCGATCCTGGTCTCGGCCACCTTGGAGTACAAGGATGGTCGCATCTGGTTCCTCAAGTCGCCTTACTCGTTAAAGGACGAGATCAAGGCGATGCGGGGCTCGAAGTGGCACGGGTATGAGGAAGAGAACCCGCGGAAGATATGGTCCGTGGAGGATTGTCAGCGCAACCGCTTCCAGCTTTCCTTCCTCATGGGCGAGGAAGCCTACGCCTGGTTCGACCTGCCGCTAGTGCGGCACGAGTACACCCGCCCGCTGATGCCGCATCAGGAAGACCTGGCCGACGCCGGCCTGACGTACCACTACCACATTTTTGCGGCGGAGATGGGCACGGGTAAGACGCTTGCGGCCCAAGAGGTCATCGAGCGGTCGGGCGTGGACTGGTGGTTCTGGGTGGGTCCGAAGACCAGCCTGCCCAACATCCAGCGCGAGTTCCGCAAGTGGCATTTTCCATTCGACCGCTTCAACGTCGAGTTCTTCACCTATGAGGGCTTGACCCGCCGGGTGGACCAGTGGAAGCCCGACATGCCGATCCCGGCCGGACTCATTTGCGATGAATCAAGCCGCTGCAAGAACGCCGGCTCACAACGCTCCCAAGCCTGCCAGCGCCTCGCGGACATGATCCGCGAGAAGCACGGCCTGGAAAAGGGCTTTGTGATCGAAATGAGCGGCACGCCATCGCCCAAGTCGCCCGTGGATTGGTGGGGACAATGCGAGATCGCTTGGCCCGGCTTCCTGCGCGAGGGCAGCCAGAAGGCGATGGAAGAGCGGATGGCCTTCATGGTGCTCAAGCAGATGGAGGACGGCCCGTTCAGGAAACGCATTGGCTGGAAAGACGACGAGCGGAAGTGCGCCGAGTGTGGCGGGACCCGCGAGGAAGGTCCGCATGAATTGGACGGCCTCGTGGACCCCGCTGATTACCACGACTTCAGGCCGAGCAAGAACGAAGTCGCCTACCTCCACCAACGGCTCAAAGGACTCGTGACGATCAAGCACAAGAAAGACTGCTTGGACCTGCCCGACAAGCGTTATCGCAAGATCGTCTGCAAGCCGACGGCGAGCATCATTCGCGTGGCGGAGGCCATTGTCCAGGCCGCCCCGAACGCCGTCACCGGCATGACCTTGCTCCGCGAACTGAGCGACGGGTTCCAGTACCGCGAGGTCCAGGACGGCATGAGCCGCTGCACGCACTGTAGCGATGGCACGGTGCGCGAGTGGATCGACCCGCAGGAGCCCGACAAGAGCTATCCCGGCGTGCAACTGCTGCCTGCCGAGATTGTCGCCAGGCTGATCGAGCAGACGGTGCCTTGCCCGGTCTGCGGTGGCGCACGCGAAGTGCCGAGACTGGTCCGCACGACCCGCGAGATTCCCTGCCCCAAGGAAGCCGCGCTACGGATGCTCTTGGACGAGAACGAAGAGACCGGTCGCTTGGTGGTGTTTGCCGGCTTCACCGGCTCGGTGGACCGCGTGGTCAAGTTGTGCCTCAAGGAAAAGTGGAACGTGGTGCGGTGCGATCAAGGCACGTTCCAAGTGCTCGCGCACGATGGCGAAGAAGTCAGGGAAGAGCCGCTGGACTACTGGGCCAATCTCGAACATCCGCGGGTTGCCTTCTGTGCGAACCCCGAGTCGGGCGGCATGAGCTTGACGCTGGTGGAGGCCCGCACCGCGGTCTATTGGTCCAACTCGTGGAAGCCCGAGTACCGGGTCCAGTCGGAGGATCGCATCCACCGCATCGGCATGGACCTGAACCACGGCTGCCTGATCGTCGATCTGATTCATCTTCCCAGCGACGAGCGCGTTTTGGACGTGATCCGCGAGAACCGGAGGTTGGAGCTAATGACGATGGGCGAACTAATGGCCGGCGTCCAGTGGGAGAGCAAGGACAAAGAAGGAACCCTGCAAGTTGTGGAGGCCGTGCCATGAGTCGTATCCAGTGCGATGTTCTGTTGTATGCAGGGAAGTGGTCGCCCAGGCATCCCAATCGCCTGAAAGACAACGTGTGGCACGCTTTGTTCAGGATGTGCAAGTACCAGGGTGACATGTACGTCCGCACCATCGAGCTAGAGGCTCTGGCCACGGCAGGGGACGGCCCACGTGTGGCCGTGCATGTCACGGCCGACTGGGAGCGGGGCGATGACCACGAGTTGTTCGGCGATCTCGTCTACGAGGCGTTGGTCTTCCATTTGTGCCCGGCGTGCGAGAGCCAAATCGAAGTGGAACGCACCGAGGTCATTCCGGCGTGCGGCGACTGCAACAGTGAGCACACCATCGACTACTTCTTTCCTGATTCTTGAGAGGCCATTGCCTCTGGCGTGCGATTTACCTCTTTTCACCTCCGGAGTTGCAACTATGAAGTATCTTGCCCTTGCCCTCACCGTTTGTCTGGCCCTGTGCGGCACAGTTCTGGCGGGCGTACCCGACGACTTGCAGCAGATTAGCGTCACCATCAAGGCCGGCGACGCCCAAGGCTCCGGCACCATCGTTACCCGTAAGATCGGCGACGACATGGTTTCCTTCATCTGGACGGCGGGCCACGTCGTTGACAATCTCCGCGTCGTCCGCAAGGTCATTACCGCGGACGGAGGCACCCGCGTGCTGGTCGAATTCCGGGACGCGCAGATCGTCCAGGAATTCCAGCAGAACGGGCGGCGGGTCGGGGAGACAAAATTGGACGCCAAGATCATCAAGTTCTCCGACGCCGACTTCGGCGAGGATTTGGCCCTGTTGATGGTCCGCCGCACGAACGCCTACCCGCTCTCGGTCTCCGCGAAGTTCAAGACCGACGTGAATTACGTGCCGGCGATCGGCGTCGAATTGAGCCACTGCGGCAGCCTGCTTGGCCAGTTCGGTGCCAACAGCTACACCGAGGGCGTGTTGAGCCAGGTCGGACGGACCCTGGAAATGAAGGGAGCCAACGTCAAAGTCTTCGATCAGGTGACAGCCGTGGCCTTCCCCGGTTCCTCGGGCGGCGGCATGTTCCTCAAGGCCAACGGCGAGTACGTGGGCATGTTGACCCAGGGCGTGATGAAGCTGCAAGGCTTCAACTTCATCGTCCCCGTGCGGCGCATCCATGCCTTTGCCAAGGCCGCCAAGATCGAGTGGGCCGTCGATCCCAGCGCCACGCCGCCCACCCTGGCCGAGATCGAGGCGATGTCCGTGGAAGAGGGCGGATCGCTGAGCGGTCCTGCCGGGGGCGAGCCTGCTGCCGCCGTGTTCAAGCTGCCGTGCGATTTCGACGACGCCATCGACTGGGCAGAGCGATTCTTCGCTGGGCGTCGGTACTTTTGAGGCAGCAGCACGTGAACCGGGTGGCGGCGGGCAGCGCCACCCGCCTTCGGCCAAGACAAGGAAACACCATGAGATTAACAAAGCAGCAGGTCGCCGAGATCAAGGCGGCCATCACCGAGGGCGTCACCCAGCCTGCGATCGCCAAGCGATTCGAGGTCAGCCGCAGCATCGTGTCGGACATCGCCACGGGCCGCGCGCATCAAGACGTGCGCTGGCCGAACGGCGAGCTGCCGACGCCCAAACGGGCCGGCGGCCAGCATAAGAACATCCCCGACTACGACCCGACCGACAAGAAGGTCTTGGAGTTGGAAGCGGAAGTCGTGCATCTGACAGAAGAGCGCAACCGCGAGCGGCAGAAGGTCAAGGCCGGGGCGAAGATCGCCGGCCTGTTCAAGGCTGTGGTCGCGGAGATGGATCAGCGCATCAAGCCGTTTGTTGCGTTGCCGCAGGCCGTAGACTTCCGCCGCAAGGCGCAGATTACCGAACACGTTGTCATGCACCTTTCGGACGGCCACCACGATCAAGTCGTGCGGCCCGAGGAGGTCGGTGGCCTGGAAGACTACAGATTTCCTGTCTCCTGCTGCCGGGCCGAGCGCTACGTGGATACGGTGGTCGAATGGTGTCACGACACGCTGGCTCCGAAGTTCGCTTTTCCTGTGCTCTGGGTCTTAGCCTACGGTGATTTTACCAGTGGCGAGATTCACAAGGCATGTGAGCGGTCCTATTTCCGCAATCAATTCAAGAATTGCCTTGCCATCGGACAACTGCACGCCTTGATGATGCGTGACTTGGCTGCCCACTTCGAGCAGGTCAACGTCCTCTATCTGGCAGGCAACCACGGTCGTCGCACCCCAAAGAAAGACTACGGTGGCGCACATGATAATTGGGACTACCTGGTTGGCGAGGTAGCCCGTCTGCATTGTCGGGACATCGGCAACGTCCACTTCACTATCCCTGATGCGTGGTCGGCCAACGTCAATATCAACGGCGTCGGCTTCAACGTCTCGCATGGCGACGACGTTCGCTCCAATCTAGGCATCCCGTGGTATGCCATGACGCGCCGGCAAAAGGGCCTGATTGCTCTGGGCGCGGCGGCGGGTGCTCAGCGTTGCCGATACTTCGTCGTCGGCCACCATCATGCCGCCAGCGTCCTTTCGGACGTGGACGGTGAACTGCTGGTAAATGGCTCGTGGGTCGGCACCGATGCCTTCGCCTACAATTCGCTCTCCGGCTACCGGGAGCCGGCGCAATGGCTGCACGGTGTCAATCCCAAGCACGGCATCAGTTGGCGAATGAACGTCAAGCTGCGGCATGAGAACGAGAAGAAGGGCCCCAATCGCTACTTGATTGACGGTGGCCGGGAGATTGGCCTGTTGCAATGAAAACCCTCCTCTGGTTGGCCTTGACTTTGTTGGGCGGCACGTCCGCGCACGCCGAGTGGATATTTCTTCCCAGCTACTACACGCACCGCAACGGCGATCGCGTGTACCAGTACGAACTTCCGGCCCCGTCCTACGTCCGTAGCGAGGAGCTACACCAGGGCGGCTACCGCGACATCTTTTTGCACAACGGTTCGGACTACACGCACGTGATTGAGACCTGGGGCCGGGCGCCCTGTTACGTGCCATCCTATTGATTTCACCAGCGAGCGAGCATGAGAGCATTCTTCATCGGCCCTTGCGACGGGAAGGAACGCATAGTCAACACCGACTGCCACTTCATCGACGCCTGGATGCAGACCGGCGAGGTCGTCCGCTAGGAATTGCTCTTGGGCTACAGAGACACGCTGGTCTACGCCCATGATCTTAGTGTCTGACGGATCATGGACTTGCTGATCGAGAACGACTACGGCATCGACGAACCATGAAAGGAACCCCATGAAACGCATCCTCGTGACCCTGCTCTATTGCCTGTTGCAGCTTGTGCCGTTGATCCATCGCACCCGCTACTGGGACACCGACCACCAGCTCCATTTCTGCGTCTGGCGGCAGTGGCTCGGCCGCTGTTTCCAGGTGGACGATGTGGTAGTGAAATTCGACGCCGAGATGGAGCGCCGGTGCATCGCCGCCATCAAGCGCGGCGAGTACAAGACGCTCGACGAAGTGCTCGGCGAATTGCGAGCCAAGTGCCGGTAGAGCCGCCTACCACATCCCCGTGGAGAAGAACCCATGCCCATTTTCTGTGTTTCAGATTTACATGCCGCAGATCGCGGGCCACGTGATAATTTCGCTTTCAACGGCCGCGAAGAGCGGTTCGGCAAGTTTTTGGACATGGTGGAGCGGGAGCAAGGCCGGCTGCTGATCCTTGGGGACTTGCTGGATTTTTGGCAAGTGAACCTTGGCGCGGCCGTAACGGCGTATCTTCCGCTGTTGGACCGTCTCGCGGCGCTGGGTGCAACCTGGATCGTGGGCAACCACGACAATGCGCTGGCCCCCCTGATCGGTACGCCGCTGATGATCGACCATCCGCTATTCAAGCGGTCCTGCCATCCGTTTGAAGAGGAAATTGGCGGCCGGAAGTTCGCCTTCCTCCACGGGCACGAGGCCGACCCGTACTGCTGCGACCTGAACCCCGGCGCAGGCGAAATCACGGCCATCATCAGCGGCGTGTTGGAAGACCGCAACAAGGGGCCAGTCACCCACAGGGGCCATGCGGTTGAGGATGAGTTTGTCGGCACGCTGGAAAGCGCCTTGATGCTGTGGCGGACGCTGACCTTCCAACACGGCCGGCAGGCTGAGATGGTCACGGGCGTGGAGAAGTACCGCCGCGAGAAGAACTGCGATGTCGTAGTCTACGGCCATACGCACGAACCGGGCAGCATCGACGACTACCACTTCAACAGCGGCTCGTGGGCTCGCCAACATGACACCTACGTCGTTATCAGCGACAACGGCCAGGCTTCGGTCTGGGAGTGGCTGGGCGACAAGGCGATTCCCCACCTTGCGAAGCTGCGATGAATCGACTGGAACAGTATGACGCTTACCCCCTGCCGCTGGATCGCATCTACTACGACGCCGACTTCAATTGCCGGGGTGCGTTCACGCTGCAATCGGTCTCCGACTTAGCGGAGAGCATTCGGCTGCGGGGCGGCGGCATCGAGCTAAAGGGGCTGGATTACCCGATCGTGGTCCAGCCTGTCGGCGACGTGGTAGGCCAGGTGCCGGCGGGTTTCGACTACCGCATGCTCGTTGGCCATCGCCGCTATAAGGCCATTGAGACGTTCCTGAAGTGGTCCTTGATACCGGCCATGATCCGAGCTGGTCTGAGTGACCATGAGGCTCGGATGCTGAACTTCGTCGAGAACCTGGAACGCAAAGACCTGAACATCCTGGAAGAGGCGCAGGCACTCGGCCGGCTCTACCCCGCGGGGGTGAGCCTGCGGGTGGCCGCCAAGGAAATCAAACGGCCGACCCAATGGGTCCATGATCGGCTGCGGCTGCTCACCCTTCCCGAGGAGGTACAGCAACTCGCCGCCACCGGCCTGTTGTCGGCCAGCAACGTCAAGGTGCTAACCCCCTTGAAGACACCTGCCGAGCAGATCGAGGCCGCTCGCAAGATCGTGGCAACCAAACAAGAACATGGCAAAACGGCTTCCTTGCGGCATTTGAGCCCCAAATACCGCCGCACGTTCGGCTACCGCAAGTCGAAGGGCGAGATCAATCGAATGGTGGCCAAGATGCTCGGCCGCGGCATCACCGGCCTGGGGCCGCGGATGGGGGCCTGGTGTGCCGGGTACATCAGTAATGCAGAAATCGAGCGTGACATTAAGGAAGCCGCAGGCGACCACAACGTTGATGCGACAGATACCGAGGCATTATGACGACCTTGGCGGACCAACTGCGAATGGAACCCGGCATCGACGTGCGTCGGCTCAAGGTCGGCACCTATGTCTTCGTCGAGACCACGCAGCACGTCTACGAGATGAAGGTCGTGTTGCCCTGTGCCGGCCTGCTGGAAGTCACTTCCAGCGATCCGCCGCTCCATGCACCCACCGTGGGGCAGTTCCTCGGCAGTCGTTGTCCGTCCGCTTGCGACATGGATGGGTGGATCGGCAAAGGGCTTCTCATGCTGATCCGCTTCCGCAACGGCCACTACACATCGGCCCCGGTCGTATCGGCGGAGGTCGAAGGTGCAGCTTGGCATTATGCCGTGTTTTGATGGTCCGGGACTCCCGGCGTGCGCCCAACGCGCTGAACCTCTGCAACTGCGTGGCTGGTGACGAGGGCGGGTAAAGCCTGACCCGTAATGATAGCCGCTGCCGTAACTGGCAGGGAGTCATGCGACGATGCCGGGAGTCCGGCGGCCGAAACACCTTCGTCACCGACGCCTCTGGAAGCATATTCATGTCTGAACACCTGCCGCCCAAATGCTATCTCGACACCGAAACCTGCGGGCTGCACAGCATGATGGTGCTGTTGCAGTATGCCGAGGAAGACGGCCCGATCCGGCTCCACGAGGTATGGCGACGGCCGATCCGCGAGACGCTGCGCTTGATCGAATGGCTGACCGAGCACACGGTCGTGGGCTTCAATCTGTCTTTCGACTGGTACCATATCGCCAAGACCTATACCGTCTTCCGCCTTGCCGACCCTGACTGGATTCCGCGGGAGCACATCAATGAAATCGCGCTGCTGGAGCCGAAGGGTCAAGACGGGCCGTGCGTCAAGCCGGCTGCGGCACTGGACCTGATGCTCCACTCCCGCAAGGGACCGTACCAGTCCCTTATGGCTCGCGAGGACATCCGCATCAAACGGGTGCCTTCCGCGCTGGCCTACGCGCTGGCTTCCGAGCTGGAGGGGCGTGTCCAACTGGACAACATCTACTTCGCCCGCTCGGCCGATCCGAACGCGCCGAAGTGGCAGGTCTTCGACCGCCACGACCGCTACGGCGACATCGACACGGACTTCAAGGATGTCGTGTTGCGCTTCAACCCGGCCGGCGGGCTGAAGTTCCTTGCCGAGCACGCAATGGGCTTCAAGCCCAAGTATCACTTCAAGGATGTCGAGCCGCCCACGGCTTGGCGGCCCTACGAGCTGGGCTATGCACCCACGGCGCTGGCGGTGTCTTCGCCTGAGAAGAACTGGGAGGTGTGGGGCCGCAAGAAGGGGGAGCAGAAGATCAAGGTGGCTGTCGAGGAGCCACTGACGGACCCCGCCCTGCTCCTGGCTGACGAGCACGACGACGAGGAAGTGGTTGCCAAGCGAGCCAAGCCCAAGGCCGGCGAGGATGCCCTGTTGGGCTACGCCTGGCCCGGCGTGATTGATAAGCACATCGAGCACTGGGCCACGCGGCCGGACGCCCGCGAATACGCCAACGATGACATCGTTTACACGCGCGCCCTGGACAAGCACTTTGGCTACCCGACGCCGGGCGACAACGATTCGACGCTGGCCTGCATGGTCCCCGTCGTCCGTTGGCACGGCTTCGAGATCAACAAGGCGGGCATGGCGGAACTGCTTGCCAAGGCCCAGGCCGTGGTCGCCAACAGTCCGGTCAACATCAACAAGCCGGGCGAGGTGAGGACCTACATCACGGCCGCAATGGACCCAACGGAGACGATCGTCCTGGAGGAGTCCACGAAGAAGAGCAACCTGGAGGCCATCCTGAACTGGGAGATCGCCCAACAAGAGCCGTGCGGCCGGTGCGAGGGTGCGGCCACGTTGCGGTTTCTCCGCATTCTCGGGCTGAAAAGTGGTGACAGTCTTGAGGCGATCCATACCGCCTATCGCCACCTGGCAAAGCAATATCACCCTGACAAGGGCGGCAGCGCTGAAGATTTCAAGCAGCTTCAAGAAGCCTACGAAGGAATGACAGCAAGTGGAGCACGCCCGCCGCGGGTCTGTGCGCGTTGCGGAGGCACTGGCTTCGTCCAGCCGGGCAAGCATCCGGCGGCCGTCCGGTCGAAGCGAATCCTGGACGTGAAGATCGCCGCCAAGGAAGTGGAACTGTATAAAAAGCTGCTGCTGGCCGGCAAGTTCCACGCCAGCTTCGTGGTGATTGGCACCCTCTCCAGCCGCATGGCCGGGGCGGATGGTCTCAACCCGCAAGGCATCAAGCACGCCAAAGACGTGCGCAGGATGTTCCCACTCTTTTGGCCCGGCATGATCTTGTGCGGCGGTGACTTCGACAGTTTCGAGGTCACGATTGCCGACGCCGTGTACAACGACCCGGCCCTACGCAAAGACCTGACCACGAAGGGCCCCTGCCCGAAGTGCGCCGGCACTGGCATCGACAAGAGGAGCCAGAAGCCCTGCGGAGACTGTGAGACGACCGGCATGACGCCGCAGAAACTCCACGCCTTGTTCGGCATGGCTCTTTCCGGGCTGAGCTACGCGGAGGTCATCAATTCCTCCGGCACTGAAAACGACTGGTACGACAAGGGCAAACGCGGCGTCTTTGCCCTGGTGTATGGCGGTGATTGGAACACCCTGGTACAGAAGCTTGGCGTGACCGAGACCCGCGCTAAGGCCGCCTACGCAGACTTCGTGAAGCGTTACCCAGGCATCGGCAATGCCCGCAACAAGACCTTCGACGCCTTTTGCTCCATGCGGCAGCCCGCCGGCATCGGGAGTGCTGTGGTCTGGGCGAGCCCGGCCGGGTACATCGAAACCTTTCTCGGCTTCCGCCGTTACTTTTCGCTGGAAAACAAGGTTTGCAAAGCGCTGTTCGACCTGGCCCGCAACGTGCCCACGCACTGGCGGGCGTGCAAGGTCAAGGTGGTGCGGCGTGATCGCGTGCAGACGGCCGGCGGGGCGGTGTCGTCCGCCCTCTACGGTGCTGCTTTTCAGATGCAGGCGGCTAACATGCGGGCTGCCGCGAACCACGAAATCCAAAGCCCCGGTGCCGAAATCACGAAGGCCGTCCAACGACGGCTGTGGGACTTGCAGCCTGCGGGCGTCCATCCGCTGATGCTGGCCCCGCTGAATGTCCATGACGAGTTGATGGTCGTGGCCAACCCGTCCATCGTCCATGACATCACGGGCAGCGTTCGTGAGGTCGTGGAATCCTACCGCTCGAAAGTGCCGCTGATCGGCATGACCTGGTTTCAAGGAATGGAGAACTGGGCTGAGAAAAAGGGTGGCGAGGCTCCGGTGAAGATTCGAGCCCAGGAGATGATGTGATGGCTCGAATCTGTAAACCGGCGCACGGCCCGGAGTGGTACATCCAAAAGGACGTTATCAAGTTCCTGGAAGCCCGCGGGTGGAACGTCGAGCACACCCACGGCAACCTCTACCAGACCGGCTTCCCCGACCTGTATGCCGCGCACAAGAAGTGGGGCACCCGCTGGATCGACTGCAAGCAGCCGAAGCGATACAGCTTCACAAGGGCGCAGAAACAAAAGTGGCCAGTGTGGGAAGCCTACGGCATTGGTATCTGGATTCTCACGGCCGCCACGCAAGCCGAATACGACAAGCTTTTCCACGCGCCAAACTGGCGCTCGTATGCCAAGGCAAGCTGGACGATTCCCACGCTTGCTGAGATCGACACGATGCTCGACGAGCTAACGCGCGAAGGCCGCTGGGCCTGATCTGTTCGCGCGACCCCGTTATCAACCTCCAACCGCGGAGACACTATGCGCTTACTACGCAAGCCGGAGCGCTGGATGTGCCTGCCGACATCCTTTGCGATGGTCCTGGACCTGCCGCTGTCCGCCATTTTCGACGAGATCGGCCACGACGGCAGCCCGATCACGTGGCCCGATTTGCCGGAGCCCTTGCGCCGTCGCGGCTTTCATCCCCAAGAGTTGGTCCACGTCTGCCTGAGCCACGGCCATGCCGCCACGCTGGTCGAGTTGTACCCCGTGCTGCGCACGACGCCGGACGGCAGTGACTACATCATCGCCTACCCGGACGACAACTGGGCCCGCTTCACGCGGATCATTGGGCACAGCCGCGGCGTGATCGAAGGCGTCAATCACCGCCGCTGCGGTCACGCGGTCGCCTACGAATACGGGCGCATCTTCGATCCTGAGGGGTGCGAGTACGACTACTCGCCCGCAGCCTGCCAACAGTGCGACTTCTTCCCTCAGAACCTTTGGCGCATTGACAGGATCGGAGGCTGTGCATGAGCGAGAGCGAGAGCATCACACGGAACAACGAATTGTACCCCGCGGTGGTTGCCGGCGACGCCGCAGCCCGCGAGGCCATGATCCTCAACAACGTGGGCTTGGTGGTTGTCAAGGCGGATTCGCTGATTTGCCGGATGCCGGGTGTCGCCTACTTGCGCGACGATCTGGTTAGTGCCGGCAACATCGGCCTGGTCACGGCCGCCAATCAAATCGCGACGGGTCGTGTTCGCATGGAAGCGGTGACCACCTGGATCGGGACGGTCGTGACACGCGCCATGTGGCATCTGCTCCCGCACGAGCACACCATTCATATTCCGCATGAATCACGCCGCCTGGCTCGCAAGAAGAATCAACCTATACAGTCCCCGCGCGTCTTTAATGGATTCCCGGCGCGGCTCGAAGCGCGGTCGGAGCTTGCCGTCATCGAGTTGCGAGACCTTCTTAGCGCGTGCTGCACGTCCGAGGCCCAACGGGAGTGCCTGCGGCTGCGTGAAGCGGGCTACACCTTCCAGGAGATTGGCACGCGCCTCGGCATCTCGACAACGTGGGCCCAACGGATGTTCCACAACTTGCAAAAACGAATCCTTGCCCGTTGGGCGGATAGATAAGCGGAGAATCTTTTCTGATTTTACTCTAAGTTCGCCCGGCGTTGCTGATTTATAGGTGCCAAACCATTCGGCACTTTCGACCGGAGGCAATAACCATGCACATGATCGAGTTTGTCCCCGCCCATTGGCTGGAACGCTCCGCGTGGGCCGCATCCGGCGGCAACACGCTGCTTTGCTACAGCCGGCCGGCGGAAATCGAACGGCGGGTGCAGACCCGGCGAACGTCAGACGTGGAACTGCTGCTCAAAACCCTACTTTCCGTATAGGCCCCACAGATGGAAAAACGCGAATTCCTGCAACTGGCCAACCACTACGATCCGCACAAGCATAACGTCGCGGGCTGGTTCATCAGCGAAAAGCTGGACGGCACCCGCTGCTTCTGGGACGGCGGCCTGACTCGTGGACTGCCCACCGAGAGCATACCGTGGGCCAGCGTCACCGATCCGAAGACCGGCCAGAAGAAGGCCAAGATCAAGCCGGTTGCCACGGGCCTGTGGTCCCGCTACGGCAATCCCATCATCGCGCCGGATGCGTTCCTGAACCTCTTGCCCTGCTGCCCGCTGGACGGCGAGCTGTGGGCCGGGCGGGGGAACTTCCAGCTTTGCCGCTCGATTTGCGGCGGCGACACGCCCGACCCACGCTTCATGGACAAGATCGTCTACGCCGTATACTCCAGCCCGCCGCTGGCCAGCGTCTTCTCCACTGGCGAGATCAAGAACACCAACATGGTGCGGGCGATGGACTTCCACGCCTGTCAGCAGTGGATTTGCCAGCGTCTCGACGCCGAGCCCGAGCGGCAGGAGGGCGTGCCCGTGCCGAAGCGGTCGTTGGGCGACGACTTCACGTACATGTCGCCGGGAGTGGCCTTCGCGGACGAGTTGCGGTTCCTCAACGCCAACTTGGACAACGGCCCAGGGTCGAAGTGCTACTTGCACCGGCAGACGAAGTTGTTCGACATTCCCCGTGACGCCGCGGCCCAGATCGAAGCCTTCCTGCAAAGGGTCTTGGACCTTGGCGGCGAGGGCGTGGTGGTTCGCAATCCGCGGGCGACTTGGACGCCCAAGCGGCACCGCGACATCCTCAAGTACAAGCCGTTCAAGGATGCCGAGGCTCGCATCGTCGGGTTCACGTCCGGTCGCGAGACCACGAAGGGCAGCAAACACCTCGGCCGCATCGGTGCCCTGATTACCGAATACGAAGGCAAACGTCTGGAACTGTCCGGCCTGACCGATGCCGAGCGCGAGTTTTCATCGGCCGAGATGGGAGTCTTCGCGTCGGCCAATCCCGGGGTGGACATGCCCGACTGGTTTCAAGGCGGGCACTTCAAGCGGGGTCAAGCCGTGACCTTCAAGTATCGGGAGTTGACCGATGACGGCATTCCGAAAGAGGCCCGCTACTGGCGACGGAGGGACACGGAGTAATCGCCGCTAAGCCAATAGGCCCATAAGCGCGGCGTGGGCCGTCGCGCGAAGCGGCCGGAAGCCCGCTTCGCTTCACTTGGGTTGGCCGGAGCGTGTTGATCGACGGTTGGCACCATTCTTCGACTTTTCCTTTGGTTGATTCCATGACTGACCGAAACACGCCCATCATGTTCGACCGGGCCACGCTTCACCAAGGGGACTCCCGCGAGGTGCTCCCTTCACTAGAGCCTGGGCAGTTCACGGCATGTGTCTGCGACCCGCCCTATCACCTGACGCAGGCGAGCCGAAAGGGGAGCCCGCGAAACAACGATCCGGAAACACCCTTTGGCCGCACGCGGGTCGGATCGCGGGGCTTCATGGGCAAGACCTGGGACGGCGGCGACACGGCCTTCCAGCCTGACTTCTGGACTGAAGTGCTCCGAGTGTTGAAGCCGGGGGCTATGCTCCTGGCGTTTGGCGGCACGCGGACTTTCCATCGTCTGACTTGTGCCGTCGAAGATGCCGGCTTCGAGATCCGCGATTGCCTGATGTGGCTTTATGGTTCCGGTTTCCCCAAGTCGCTCGATATCTCCAAGGCCCTCGACAAGTTGGCCGGGGCGCCTCGGGAAATCACCGGCCGCCGCCGGCAACCGGACATTCGCGGCGACAGTTACCAGAATCGCCAGCGGCACGGCAAGACCGGCAACGTTGAAATCCTCGACACGGCACCGGCCACCGAAATCGCCAGGCGTTGGGACGGCTGGGGCTCGTCCCTGAAGCCGGCATGGGAACCCATCGTCCTGGCAATGAAGCCGCTCGACGGCACATTCGCCGAGAACGCGCACCGCCACGGCGTCGCGGGCCTGAACATCGACGGCTCGCGAATCGGCACCGGTGAAGGCGGGCTGCGCGACGGCGAGACAACAGCCAACAAACGCTACTCCGACCGCGGTTCGACCAACTTCGCTGCGACGCCCGGCCCGCGCGGAGGCGACGCTAAGGGACGTTGGCCAGCCAATCTGCTATTGGACGAGGACGCGGCGCGGTTGCTCGACGGGCAAAGCGGCATCACGAAAAGCGGCGCGATGAAGCGGCTTGTCGCCCCGTATTCCGGGGAGAACGTGACCGGTTTCCTTCGCGGGCATTCGGGGCCGCACAATCAACATGGCGATTCAGGGGGTGCCTCACGCTTCTTTTACTGCGCCAAGGCCACGAAGCGAGACCGCACGTGTGAAGGCCAGGTCGAGAACAACCACCCCACGGTCAAACCTCGCGCACTGATGGAATATCTTTGCCGCCTCGTCACGCCACCCGGCGGCGGGCTGATCCTCGATCCATTCATGGGGTCGGGCTCGACCGGCATCGCGGCACTGCTGACCGGCAATCGGTTTGTCGGGATAGACCTCGAACCCGAGAGCTTCGAGACGGCTCGGCGGCGGATCGAAATCGCCGTTCACACGATTTGTCGAGCGGATACCTATGACTGAACCTGTCAAGCTCGCACCGGCGGGACATGGAGCGAAGACAGGTATCGGAAGCCACACCCGTGCCGTGCGAGGAAAAACCGACTGCTGGCTGACGCCGCCGGAGATTATCAACGCACTGGGGCCCTTCGACCTTGACCCTTGTGCCGCGCCGGGCCAGCCGTGGACGACGGCCAGGCATCACTATGCCCCGCCGCAAGATGGTCTGCAACTGCCGTGGTTCGGCCGCGTCTGGCTCAATCCGCCCTATGGTCAACAGACCGGGCTGTGGTTGGACCACCTGAGCCGGCACGGCAACGGAATCGCCTTGGTCTTTGCCCGGACCGAGACGGCGATGTTCTTCGAGCATGTCTGGGGCAAAGTTGTCGGCGCACTTTTCCTGGAGGGTCGCCTGTACTTCTATCAACCCGACGGGACCAGGGCCAAAGGCAACTCCGGCGGTCCGTCCGTGCTTCTGGCCTACGGCGAGGAGAACGCCCGTCTGTTGCAAAACAGCTCGTTGAAAGGCGCGTACTGCACGGCGATCCAGAGGCGGCGGTAGAGAACGCCCCACCGGGACTTTGCCGTGAACCAACTTGTCACTACCTCACCCTTCGAGCAAGCACCGTGAGCAAAGCGGCACCCAAGATCACCTATCGCCAGTACGGTGGCAAAGCGTCCATTGCCAGGTGGGTTGTCTCCTACTTCCCAGAACACCGGGTCTACATGGAACCGTGCTGCGCCTCGGCCGCCGTGCTGCTGGCGAAGCCACGGTCATTCATCGAGATTATCAATGATCTGGACGACCGAATCATGGGCATGTGGCGGGCGATCAAGTCGCGGCCCGAGCAATTGGCCGCCCTGCTTTGGGCCACGCCCTACACGGCCGCCAACTGGCGGGAGCAGCCCGTGGGCGACATCGACCAGGCCGTGCTGCTGATGGCCCAGGGCACGCAGTTCTATTGCGGCAACGGCAACTCGTCAACCTGGTCGCTGGACAAGTGTCCAGACCCACACAAACCAAGTCCCGAGGTCTGGGCCGACTGGTTTCAGCGGGTGCTGCCCGCCGCCAATCGGATGCGCGGGGTCGCGCTATTGCATGAAGACGCCCTGGTCGCCATCCAGCGAGTCTACCGCGACCCCGAAGCACTGATCTACGTCGATCCGCCGTACCTCGGACACGAGAAGGAATACCGCTACCAGATCAATTACCCCCAGATGGTCGGACTATTGAATGCGGCCAGCGCCAAGGTGATCGTCTCCGAGTCGCCGGGTGCCGATTCCTACTTTTCCGCTTGGAACCGCATCGAGCGGGACACGCCACGCCGCTGCGCCGCCGAGCGGCGGGGCAAGTGCAGCAACAAGGTCGAAGTCCTGTTTATGAATTTCTGAGGATACGACCTGGGTCGGGGGTACGCCGTCAGAGCCCCTAATCAACAAGACCTGTTTTCCTGCGGGTTGGCATTGGCCCACGGCGCCGGGCGCGTTGATCGACGGAGGCACCATTTTTCAAGCAACAAGACTTAACACCATGACGAAACGCAACCCAAAGCAAGAGGAGACACCCGTCTTCGACTGCATCCCGCAGATCGGGCCGTGCCATATCGGATGTTCGCAATGTTTCTACAACCGGCCAGGGGCCTACTACGTGCCCATTGACCAACCGCACGTCCCCACGCCCGAGGAAGTTGGGGACGGCATCGTGCGGATGAACTGTGGCAACGACAGCAACAATCAGCGCGAGTTGGTGATTGAGACCGCCAAGCAGTACCAGCACTACTTCTTCAATACGTCGATCCCGCGCTACGATTTCCCCGGCCCGGTCGTGCTGACAGCCAACCCCAAGGAAGAGGATGGGGCGCACTACGCCTGGCCAGTGTGGCACGGCGACGACTGGCACTCGCCGGCTCCGAACCTGATGTTCGTGCGGCTGCGCACCTCGGCCACCAATCTTCGCCCAGTCGATAGGGCCGTAGCCGCCTGGACCGCCGCCAAGGTGCCCGTCGTGATTACGTTTATGAGCTACTATGATCGCGTGCCGACCGTTGACGAGGATTTGGTGAGGCTAGGTGCCGACGAGTGCTACGTCTGGAAAGTCCGCCACATCAATAGCTATCACTGCCCGACATCGGCCTTCATGCGGACGGTCATGGCGCGCTACCGAGAAAACCGCCTGGTGTCGATGTGCGGCAGCATCGACGCATCGTACTGCCGCGCCTGCCGCAATTGCGAGACCCACTTCCTCCAAACCATGAAGAGGCTGCGAGGCGAATGAACACGCTCGTCACCATCACGATTGTCGGCTTGGTGGCCGGCACGATCATCACCATCACCGCCCCGCCGGTCGCGGCCGTCGTCATGGTCCTCGGCGTCGGCGCAATCTGCATCTTCGGCTACCTGACGATTCGGAAAGGTGCCTAGGCGTGGGCACCAACAAGGACCAACTGGGGCCGGACAGCTACGACCGTGGCACGAAGGCCCGCCGCTTCATCAAGCAACAGCGCAATCGCGCGGACCGCCGCAAGGCGAAACAAGACCCCGCCGGCGCACCCCGCAAGCGGCTCTACCGAGGCTACGACGACTAGCATGAGCGATCCAATTCCACTCGACGTAATTACCGAGAAGTCATTGAACCGGCAACTGCCGGCGATCGGCCGCGACCAAATCATTGCGGCGTTGGACTACGCCGTCTTGAAGCCGGATGCCCGGCTGGAAGACGTGACCAGCGCCGCCCGCGTGGTCGAAGACATGGGCTTCGCCACCATCTGTGTGGCGTCCTACAACGTCGCCATTGCCAAGCAAATCACGTCGCGGGTGTGCTCGGTCATTGGCTTCCCCCACGGCAACACGTCGCCCGACATCAAGTTCGATGAGGCGCGGGCAGCCCTGGAAGACGGGGCCGTGGAACTGGACGTGGTGATTAACTTCGGCCGCTTCCTGGAAGGCCGCGAGGTGGTCGTGGTCCAGGAACTAGGCCGCATTGTCCAATTGGCCCACAAGAAGAAAGCCCTCGTCAAGGCCATCCTGCAAACCTGCTACTACCAGCCGGGCCAGATCGTCGAAGCCTGCCGCCTATGCGTGGACTGCGGTGTGGACTTCGTGAAAACGTCCACTGGCTTCGGACCTGGCGGGGCGACGCCCCGGGCCGTGGAACTGATGTTGGAGGCCGTGGACGGCGCGGCCCAAGTGAAGGCCAGCGGCGGCATCAAGACCTACGCCGATGCGGCGCTTTACCTCAGCCTGGGCTGCACGCGGATCGGGTCTTCTCGATACCGGGAGCTACTGCCATGAACCGATTGGCCAACAGCCGCGCTTACCTGTGCGGGGCGATGGAACGGGAGGCCGACAACGGGGTCGGCTGGCGACAGGAGATTGTCCGCCAATTGGCCGACCTCGGCATTTGCTGGCTCGACCCGTGCCGAAAGCCGACCGATCTGGCGGAAGAGAGCGACGCGACCCGACGCCGGTGGGCCACGGCCAGGAAGGAGGGGGACTATGACGAGATCGCCAAGGCAATGCGTGTGATCCGGTGCGTCGATTTGCGGCTTACCGACATTGCCGACTTTCTGGTCGTTCACCTGGACGCCAACACTCCAACCTGCGGGACGTGGGAGGAAATTGCCAACGCCAACCGCGAAAAGAAGCCCATCGTCGTGCATTACGCCCAGGGCAAGCAGAATGCTCCGCTCTGGCTGTTCGCCATGCTTCCGCATCAATTGATCTTCTCCACCTGGCCCGACGTTTATGCCTACATCCGCGGCATCGCGCACGATCCGGTAATCGACCGGCTGAACCGCTGGTATTTTTTCGACCTTGGGAGATGTCCGCAATGAAACCCGATCTAAGCACCCCGAAACGGTCCATCGCCAAGGCCATCACCTGGGAGACCTTCAGTAATCTTGTCTGCTTTGGACTGGCCTACGCCATGTTCGGCAACATCGGCGGCTGCGCCGTGTTCACGGCCGTGTGCTTCGTCGTGAAGTTGATTCTCTTCTATTACCACGAACGCGCATGGCACCAAATCCCCTATGGAAGGCACTCATGAAACTGCAACCTATTCGGAAAGAAAGCCTGCCTGGCCGCAATGTGAAGTGCCCCTGTGGCAGCGGCAAGAAGGCCAAGAAGTGCTGCTTGCCCCGGATCAAGCAGTTGGCATCCTTGCCGCCCGAAGTCCGCACCCAGGCGATCATCGCCGGCATCCTCGGCCACTGGCCGACCACGGAGCCAACTCCTGAAAGGACCACCTCGCCATGCGTCACGCCACCTTGCTCTTGATTCTGGTGCTGGCCGGTTGCCAGCCGGACCCGCTGCCACGGCCGATCATCGTTCCCGTGCCGCGCCCCCGACCGATCATTGTGCCGGTGCCGATGCCACGCCCGCGGCCGATTATCGTCCTGGTGCCGGACCCCATTATCGTTGTGCCCGTGGTCCCCAACCACCGTCGGCCACACCCCGAGCCGCCACGACCCACACCCCGGCCTGGTCCCCGGCCCCAGCCGCCACGACCGCCGCGCCCGTCACCCAGACCATCTCCTCACAAGTAAATTGCCATGAAGACACCCCGTTTCCTTTCCTACTCATCCATGACTCTCTGGGAAAAACAGCCCGAAGAGTTCTACCTGCGCTACCTCGCCGAGCACCCCGCCCCACGGCTGCCCCAAGAGCCGCCGATGGCCGTAGGCTCGGCGTTCGACGCCTACGTGAAGGCGGCCCTCAACTACGCGCTCTACGGCACCGCCGTGTCGCCCAAGTTCGAGTTTGGTGAAATCTTCGAGAGCCAGGTCGAACCGCACAACCGGGACTTCGCGCTCAAGGCTGGCAAACACGTCTTTCGGGCATATAAGCTGACGGGGGCCTTCAACGAACTCCTATCATTGCTCCAGCAATCCGTCGAGCCGCCGCGCTTCGAGTTCAAGGTCAATGGCGTCGTTGCCGGCGCTCCCTTCACCGGCAAGCCGGACTGCCGCTTCGTGCTCGACTTCGGCCTGGGACCGATCCACTGCATCCTGGATTGGAAGGTCCGGGGCTACTGCTCGAAGTATGCCGCCAGCCCGTCGAAGGGCTACATGCTCTGCCGGGACGGCTACCAAAGCGAGAAGCCAAGCAAGAGCCACAACACCCAGCACACCAACTTCCTGGAATACAACCATCGTGGCCTGACGGTCAACGCCGGCTACATGGAGTATTGCAACGACGAGTATGCCGACCAGCTTTGCCTCTACGGCTGGCTGCTGGGCGAGAAGCCGGGCGACGAGAACGTCGTCGGCATGATCGAAGAGATCGTCAGCAAGCCGGCCAGCTCCACCCCCTTGCTGCGGGTCGCCAATCACCGTGCCCGCGTGAAGGCCGACTACCAGCAGAAGCTCCTGGAGCGGGTCGGCCGTTGTTGGCAGGCGATTACCTCTGGCAACGTCTTCACCGACCTGACCCCCGAGGAAAATGCCGGCCGCCGCGAAGTGCTGGAAGACATGGCGCTGAGCCTGGGCAAGACCGCCGGGGCCTACGACGACTGGTTCAATAACGTAACAAGGCCCCAATTCAAGAGGTAGCCATGTTCAAGATCAACGAAACGACCCTTCAGCGCGTACAACTGGCCCAGCTCACGCCAGCGCGCATGACCGAAATCCTGCGGGCCTTGGAAGCGGCCATCAACAAGTATGGCACCGAAGATGCCTCCGTCACGCTGGAATACACACTACCCGGCGAGGCATTCAGCGAGACTGACTTGCTCCCCATGCTCACCGTCGGATTGCAGAAGGCCGTCCCGTCGCCCACGAAATCCGGATTGGAGTTGCCCGGACCATGACCGAGGCCGGCATTTTCTTCCTCGCACTGCTGGCCGGCGCGGTGCTGGACTTCACCTGGGCGATGTGCGTGGAGTCCGTGCAACGGCAGCGTGCCGCGTTGGCCGCCAACCTGGCCGTCGTGCTCTACGTCTGCACGCTCTTCTCCACGGTCTTGATCGTGGGAGAGCACGTGCCGGCCGTGATCGCCTACGGGCTGGGCAACTGGATAGGCACCTACATTGCCGTAAAACGGAGCCACAAGTGACGTATCAACTCTACAACGGCGATTGCCTGGACGTGCTCGAAACGCTGGAGCCGGTCGAGGTCCTATTCGCAGACCCTCCCGACAATATCGGCTTGGGCTACGACAGTTATCGGGACCGAATGGACGAAGGCGACTACGTGGCCATGCTGCGCCGCTGGCTCAACGCCTTCATCTTGAAGGCCCGCACGGTCTGGTTCAGCTACAACTCGAAATGGACTTTCGAGGTGGGCAAAATCGTCACCGAGATCGTCGGGCTGCGGGCTGGCGAGGTGGAGGCCAAGCCGTGCGTTCAGACGTTTACGTTCGGTCAACACAACCACCATGACTTGGGAAATAACCATCGACCGCTCTTGCGACTCCGCTGGCGCGATGCCCCGCTCTACCCGGACGCCATCCGCGTGCCCAGTTGGCGGCAAGAGAACGGCGACAAGCGGGCGGACCCGCGGGGCCGGGTGCCTGGCGACGTGTTCGATTTCACCCGGGTCACGGGCAACAGCAAGCAGCGCCGCACCTGGCACCCGACACAACTGAACGAGGGCCTGGTGGAGCGGTGCGTCAAGCTGACCACGCCGGCTGAGGGCAAGGTCTTGGACCCCTTCGGTGGCACGGGAACGACGTTGCGTGTGTGTAAACGCATCAATCTGCCTTGCACGCTGATTGAACTGGACCGGGAGTATTGCCAGCGGATCGCAGAGGAAAACGGCCTTTCCCCAGTCACCTACCCCCATCGCGCCATCTGGCAAGGGGCACGGTAACGAATTTTCCGCGGAAGCGGCTTTTAGCGTGAGGTTTGCTCTTCGGCGTACTGAAAATCTGCTTTACGGCCACAATTTACCCTAATTCTCTTCCCCGTTGCTGATTTATAGGTGTCAGTCGAAACACCAACACGGGAGACGCAACATGACGAGCGAGACGCTGGAACTGATCCTGAAGCAGAACGACATTCACCCGGCCTTTTGGCCCGAAATGAAGGCCCTGGTCTTTGACCACGCGCGGCCGAGCAAGGAACTGCTCACCCGGCTGCACCACGTCTCCAACTACAAGGCCGCTTTCGACACCATCCTGGCGGAACTGTCCAAGCAGGTCAAGCACAAGTTTCCGCCGAAAGTCAAGCGCTACGAGTCCCTGGAGGTTCCCGCATGACGCCCGCCGTCGATTTTCTGGGCCAGACTATCGAGGCGGTCACGTCATTGTGTACCCCGTCTGGCGCAAGAGCGATATATGGCTCAATCAGCTAAACGTCAGCGAGGTCAACGACCACAGCCTCGTGGGCCACACCCCGCCGGCGAGCGTCTAACGATCCAGAACTTACAGAACGTCGTGATCGTCGGTGGCCTGCCCACCACACAACCGACCATGTGAGGGAAGCATGACCTTGTACGACCTGCACTGCAAAAGTTGTGATGCGTACTCCGAGGCATGGCAAGATCGAAACGCAAAGGGACCATTTCGGTGTCCAAAGTGCGGCAAGAAGCGGGCATACCGAACGATCCTCAAGCCGCCGGCCTACCACGACCATTACAGCCCATTGCACCCGCGAGCCGGCCGTGGGAAGGGTATCGGGAGGAAGACATGAACCCGACTGACTCCCACGACGCCGTGGCCGCATTCCTTCACCTTCGTGAAGAGGTGCAGAAGGCAGGGCTGCGGATGGACACGCCGACCATTGTTCAACTGCTGATCGCCGAGCGGTTGAACCTGATCGCCGACAATCTAGCCGACGTGCAGGACCGCCTGTCCGAGATCGCCAATCGGGTACCGTGAGCGAGCCATGCAATTCGTCCGCAAGAAGAAGCAAGGCCAAGACCAAAAGGTGCGGCGCACTTGGCTATCCGCGAACCAGTATCAAGTTGTGTGGCGGCGCGAAGTACACGGTGTTGCGGTGCCCGCTCGTTTCCAGGCGTGCGTGCGAGTGCTGGTCCCCTACGGCGGCGGCGAACTGCGGCAGATGTTGGAGTTCGTGAACCCCAATCGCCGGCTCTACAAGACCAAGAAGGCGGCAGAAGAGGATTGTGAACGGCATTTTCGCCTCTGGTCTGCGGCGTGCGAGGCCGGCGGCGTCCGGGCCTTGCGGGAACTGTTTGGCGGCAAGCTGCCTATCGGCTTGCCCATGTGGGCACGAAAGAAAATGGACCGCCGACTGTACGCCATCCTGACGGACTACGGGCCATGAAGAACCGCGACGACGACGAGAAAGACGAGTCATCCACGAACGAGGAATGTAAACATGGCGAAGGCCAGAACGCGACAGACCGACAACCGTGTGAGCATGGAGGAGGCCACTAGTCTGGGAGGCCGCCGCAAGGCCCTGGCTGGCCGCCGCAGCAAGACGGAACTGGCCACCCTGCGGGAAACCGTCAAGGCCCAGGCCCAGGCCCAGGGGCCGGAGAGCAAGGCCAAGATTGCCAGCGCGCTGAAGAAGAGTGCTGCGAAAGGCAAGGACCAGATACCGAAGACGGCCCTGCGGCTTATCAATCCTACATACAAGGGAATGGACGTAATCCCCGAGAAGATCGCGGACGGCCTCCAGAAGAACCCTCGATTGTAAGGAACCCGCAATGGCGAAAGCCCGCGCACGACAACTGCCGCTGACAAAGGCTGTGGACACCCACGCCCGCACGCAGAACAAACTGGTGGGCAACCAGGCGGACCGCGGTAAGACCGAACTGTCCAAGCTCCGCGAGTCCCTCAAAGCCCAGGCTCGCGGCATCAGCGGCAAGAAGACCCAGACAGTCCTGAATCAGATCAAGAAGCGGTATGGTGATGCCGAGCTTCAGCGCGCCATCCGCGAATTCAACCTGACATTTGCTGGCATCCAGCGCGATCCCGAAGAAGGAAAGAACCCGAGGCACGGCTAATGGCGGAATTCTGTCCACGCTGCGCAGCGCCCGTTGACACCAGCGGCGATGAATGCCGCTACTGCGATGCCTGCGGGTGGTTTGGCGACAACACGGAGACTGCGCGGACGCCCGACATGGCCAAGGTCTACCCCGTGTGGGCCGTAGTCCAGGCCCTTGCCTTGTATCGAACGATGTGCCGCGACGAACTCCAGGCCGAGCAATATTGCGAGCGGGGCCGCACCCTGGATGGCAACGACTCGATGCTGGCCAGCCTCAAACGGATTCAGAGAGAAGTCCGCAATACCGCGTGCGTCCTGGTGGGACTTTACATCGCCTACGGATCGCTGGATGCCAAGCCGCTCATGGTGCTCCACCGCAACAACGATTGCGTCCCCTGGCCCACCGACTGGACCGATCGCCACTACAACGGCGGCCAGCGTTGTGACACGCTCGTCGGTCCCTGCTCATGCGGGGAGTGGCATATGGAAACGGAGGATTGGGTGCGGGCCATACTGCTCAAGCACAACGCCAAGATCATCGACGGAGACCAGCCGTGAGGAAGCTTTGGCCGCGGTGCAACTGGTGCGCACGTGCGTCAAGCGTTTGAGACCCTGTTGAACCCTTTGCCTTTTGGAGATTGACCCATGACCATGACCAGAGCCGTTGACCGCATCGTTGCCGACTTCGAGCAGAACCCGCCCGCCACCCTCAACGAGGCCCGTGCGAAATTGCAAGACCTGTTGGCTGCCTTGCGTGGCTCCATCGAAGAGAAATTCGGCGGTATGAAGGCCGAGTCGCCGGACTACCAGGCGGTCTTGTCGGAAATGTCCGTCCGCGTGGAGGCCGTGGAAGCCGTCACCACAGCCATCGCCGACCTTGAAAAGGCTGAGGCCGCGGCGGCTGCCGCCTTGGAGCGGACCTGGAAGAAGCTCCATGCCACCCGCACGGAACAGCGCGTGTGGCAGAAGTTGACGGCCCCGGCCGCCAGCCAGCCATGA